AAATTTGGCGACCTTTTTGCCAGCACCCTTTGGTGCGCCGAAAGGCGCAACACTGAGGGCAGCCCAAGCAGCATTTGACGGGTTACCAGACTCCAAAAACTTGTAGGCATCCTTAACACCAAACAAGTCGGCAACATTACTATAGGCGGCAGCCTTGCCGCCCAAACCCATCTTAGCAACCATTTTCTGTGTCTCAGGAGTCATACCCAAAGAACCAAACTGATTAACCATATTTCCCTGTCGCCCTCGTGGGGCTTCAACAGAACCAGCCTGCTTCAACAACGCCTCGGACTCAGAACCCAACAAGGTTTTAACCAAAAACTTATTCAGTTCGTCAAGCGACAAACCAGAATCCTTCTTTGGCGTCTTAGCCATATTTAGCGAGGACCTCTCGCACGGTTAATCTTGTTCTTCATTCTGGCACGGCTAGCAGCCTGACGCTGAGCAGGCGAAATATCCTCACGGACTCGCTGTGATGCAGCCTTCTTAGCCTTAGCACGCTTCGCAACCCGTTGCGGTGCATTCTTGCCACCAGACTTAACATATTCAACTGCACGCTGCTTCTGACGACCAGCCTGCTCCAAAGCCTTAGACGGGTTAGCCTGCTGGCGTGCGCCAACCGCACGCACCTTACGCTGAAACCCACGATTACGGGACTCAGCAGCAGCAATTTCACCACGACTCTTGGCGGCAGCCCTATCACGCTGAATATAGAAATCGGCACCCAACTTGCGGTCCCACTGCTGAACCAAAGCACTCTTATTCTTGTTCATTTGGGCAGCATCATCGGCAGCCTTCTTTGCCTTACCGAAATACTCGTTAGCCAATGCTTCATTACCACGCTTAAGAGCGGCTTTTCCCTTACGGAAAAAATCGTCCCACGGATTAGCCTTCGGCTTGCGTCCCTGTGCCATTACTTTGCTCCCTTTTTCCTGTTAGCCGTTTTACGGGCAGTTGAATACTTTTGTGCGGCTTTTGCACGCTCAGCGGCATAAGCCTTATTAAAACCCTTTTGCTTAATACCAATACGGTCTGCAACATTTCGTGACAACTCGTTCAACGGTTCATCACCAAGTCTGAGGTCATTTACAGTAGCCCTAAGTTCGTATGCACCCTTAACCTTATTTGCACCCTTGCCTTTAACCTTGTCATACTGTTTATTAAGATGAAGTTGTTCGGCAGCCATGCGTGCATGACGCTCAGCACGAGGAACAACATCACGAGCAGCAGCACGCATCTCCAAAACATTACGGGTTATATGACGGCGTTGATTGCGCCCACTACGAGTAGCCTTAGTAACTTGACGACCAGCCTTAGTAACAGCCTTAATGCCTTCTCTAGCCCAATCGTCAATAAAACCCTCTGGACGACTCAAACCAGTAATAGCCGACTTCTTTGGCTTCTTAGCCGCCATAATTAGTATTCACCTGCGCTACGGCGCAAAACCGAATCCTTATAGGACTTAGTAATGCCACCCTTCTTATTATAAACCTTACCCTTGAAGGCTGGGTCTGGAATATCATTCGCAGCCTTACTAGCCTTCTTGGCAGCCTTCTTGGCTCCCTTAAGGATTCCCTTACCGATATCGTCCAAGCCACGAGCGTGACCTTGACGGGCTTGAATAGCAGGCTTACGCATTAGTAACTCCTAACCTTCTTAGACTTAGACTTGGTGGATGCAGCCTTCTTGGGATAATTAGATGTAACTGTCCCAGCCTTCGGCTTGGCATCTGCGTGGCTCGCCAAAATGCGATACTTTTGTGGCATAAATGCTCCTAAATAAGAAATGGTGGGGGGATTTCTCCCCCCACCATTAACCTAGTTGTTCCTCTAAACCTTAGGCGGTCTTAGCGGTCAACTTACCCTGCTTAGCCGCATTACGGCAGGTCAGGTTTCCGTAGCACATGATGAGTGCGTAACGGGCATCAAGGTTCTCTGGGCGGACGAACTCCGTCTGAGCGAACCACTTACCCGTGTGACCAACGAGGGTCAGGTACTTGCTGTTGAGGAAGTACACAACACCTGCGGTGCAGTGTTCATCGTAAACAACAGGAGCAGCCTTGAACAGCAGGTTCTGGAAGCCAGCATCTGCCGTACGGGTGTCCGTGTAACGAAGTTGCGGCTGCAAAAGAGCCTCATACTTCTCAAACAGGGTCTGGGTCGTCAGCACCATGTCTGGGTGGTCGTTACCAACCGACACGCTGTTGTACGCCGTGGACATCTGGGCGAGGGTCAAAGCACCTGCGGTGTTCTCCTCGTACGAACGCCAGTACTCGTTACCAGCGGTTGCACGGTTGATTCCACCAACGGTTCCCGAAGCCTCAACGATGTTGCCAAGACCGTTCCAGTCCTTGCCGCTGTTGCCCGTACCATCTGCGAAGAACATCTGGTTGAAGCCTTCACGCATGGACTCCTCAGCCTGCATAATCTTCGCCTCAAGCAGGTTGATGATTTCCTGCTCGCCGTTGTTCTTTGCTTCCTCAATTCCCGAGATAGCGATGGATGCAGCGTACTGCTTCCAGTCGTACTCGGCTGCGGTGATGCCGCTCTGAGCCGTCAGCGAGATGGTGTCGTAGCCACTGTACGATGCCACGGTGCTGTTCTGACCGTAGATGAGCGGTTCAACAATCTTCGTGCCGCCGTTGAGCATGCGAATGCGACCCTTGTCCGAGAGGAAGTAGGTCAACGGGCGTGCCGTGAAGATGTTGTCCGTGAGTTGGTCACGGTAGTTTGCGAGCGTTGTTGAAAGCAACGCATCAAAGTTTGGGTTTGACATTGTCACTCCTTAAAGTGAACTAGAAGGGTTAAATTGCGCCGTATTGGCGTTTGGCGGCTTCCCATGCTTCCCGAATTGATGTGATGGGTTCAAAAGTTTCGTTGGTAGTGGTAGCCGTAGCGGATGCTCCGCCCGACACCACAGACGCTTGACGCTTCGCCTCAACAACAGCCTGCTCGGCTGCTGTTTTATGCTCAGTCGCCTTACGCTCCAACTCCATCTTGGACATCATCTTGTCAAATGCGAGTTGCTTGTAAGTGCCTTCCAAGTCGGTAGAACCAAGCCGCAAAGCGGTGGTAATAACTTCTTGGACATTGAAATCCTGATACCGAGACTGTAGCCGTTGAACCTCAGCCTCAACTTTCTGTTGAGTCTGATAATCCTCAAATGTTGCTATCCGCTTGTCAAGTTCCCGATAACGCTGTTCCACAGGGTCCAGCATCTCAAAATCTTCACCATCAGCAACCATATCGGCAGCAGCCTGACGGCTGATACCATAATGCTTGCTCAACAGGTCAATAGTGGCAGCAGGGTCAGTCTCAAGAGCAGTTTGCAAAGCAGAGGCGAACTGAAATTGTTCACGCTGCTGAGCGAGTTCCTGCGTCTTGCGAGTATAATCCGCTTGCCGCTGATAACCAGCGATAGCCTCACTTAACGGAACTTGCAGTTCCTCACCATCTAACTTGACGGGAACTCTATGATTAGAGTATTCCTCTACAGGAAGAACGGGTGTATCTGGGGCTTCTGTAACGCTTTCCGAAACGGGTGAACCAGAGGTTTCCACGGGCTGCGATTGGGTGACTTCGTCACTCATTATGTTTTACTCTCCTAGAGTCCTAAATGGTTGCTCTACCTATATAAACAGTCGTTCCCTAAAGGGCTGGTGGCATCTGTCCTTGCTGCAACATAGCCTGCAACATAGCAGGGTCACCATTCAACGGACCAGCAGGGACAGAAGAAGCAGGAGGAGCCATCGGGTCCATCTGTGTAGGCGGTGCGCCAGCACCAGCCATCTGCTGAGGACCAGCCTGAGGCTGCGGCTGTGGCTGCATAATGAACTCATCAGGATTCTTAACACCAAAACCCTGCTGAAGAACATAGGCAGCCAACTTCGGCATGTCAACGATACCTGCACCAGCGAACGGTGCCATAGCATCAACAATCTGGAGTGCCATCTGACGGCGGAAAGACTCATTATGCGGCTGAGTAGAACCAGCCGCAACCTCAAAGTCAAAATCGCCCTCAAGATAATCACGGTCAAACTGAACCCAAACAGGTTCACCATCTTTGCCAGTGATTCGTGCAACCTGTTCACCAGTCATATATTGGCGTGCCAAAGCCACCATACGGCGACCCACCTCAGCAATCGCCTGCTCAACCATAGCCAACTTATCAGCAGTTCTAGCATTGGACGAATCTTGAACCAATGAAGCCTCGGTAGCGGTACGGCGAATCTCGGGTGAACCACCACGCTGAATTTCGGTCACACCAGAAACACGGTCAATATCCGCAATAATCGTTTCTGTCTGATTATAGAAATCAGGTGGGTTAATAACCGCTGGGAAAGCAGATACCACACCGCCCAAAGCCTCATCGCTAATAACGGGGACCATTACATTGTCCTCGTCAGATTCAAGGGCTGTGCGACCCAACTGGTCAAACGCTGACTCCTTGTAGAGATACTTGCGAGCGAACTTCTTGCGATGATTCATCATCTGCGAACGAGTCTCGTTCAATTCCTTCTGAAGCGGCTCAATGCTCTCAAGGTCGCCAATCGGGTAAAAGGTATCTGGCACATCATAATTGCGCAGCATCACAAATGGCTGCCCAAACGAATACGGCATACTCATAGGCTTAACAAGAAACTGGTCCGAACCCTCACAGAATACCGACATCTTCTTGCCGACAATATCGTAAAACTCCCAAATCTCAGCATAACCCTGATTCTTGTCCTGAATCTTCTTGCGTGACGGGTCATCCGCATAGCGGCTGACCGCCATAACCTGAACCGATTCACGAGCAGACTTGGAATAACGCTTATCAGCCTTAACCTCAGACAGTGGACGGCGAATACGCTGAGCAATCCACTTAATGTCTTTCATGCTGGTTGCATCTGGGTCAACAAACACATCCATCGGGCTGACACGCTCAGCAAACGGGCTGTCTGCTGTAATTACCGTGTTGGTGGTGATTTCGCCACCAACCACAGTTGGGTCAGAGAACTCATCGTCCACGCCAACAACTTCTTCTTCAACAAAACGGTAACCGACCTTAATCCAGCCATGACCACAAACCAGTGAATCCTTGACCGCACGGCGGAACTCCGTGCGGATATCACGATGCCTCCACCAGTAGTTCACAACCGCTTCAGCGATGACAGCATTAGCAGCATTATCAGGACTTACAGAGTTAACGGTAATCTTTGGGAAGTTAACAGCAATATTCGGAGCAATAATGTTTACCGTGGAAAAAGCAATATTGACCAGCAGACGGTCCTCGTTGCGGTAATCCTCATAATGCTGACCTTTATACAGGTCATTCATTCTGCGCCAAGTCGCATCATAACCTTCATCCTTGCGCCAACGCTTAGAAGCCTCCAAACGCTGCTTATAATTCTTCAGGTAATCTGCTGCCGACTTCTTAGCCATTATTCTGCGTCCTTTTGACCCTCATGCCAACCAATATGGTTGTCCAACTTAGTACCCATAGCATCAACCTTTTTCCCTATCATTCGTAAAAGAATCTGTCCTTGGGCGTGCTGGTCGGTATTCTCTTTGCGAAGTTTTTGTAATACCACAACGACTGGTCCCGTGATGATTGCGACCGCAATAGGGACCCAGACTGCCGAGGACATACATTACATCCAGTTCGTGACAGGCTCGGCGTTATAGCCGTTAATCTTAGCCTGCTCAACAGTTTGACGCTGACGCTCACGAATAGTAGGACCATGAAAATCCTCCTGACCATAAGTAAAGCCAAGACGAACCCCCTTAATATGGCATTTGAAGCAGATTGACCCACGGTGAGGCATCTGCTCTACAAAAAACTGTGTCTGACAAGTGTCGCATATTAATTCCATACACAAATATGACCATTGTTCCCTAGAATGGGACCTGTTTTCGTACATTATGGGACCCAATGAACACTTTTCCGTCACCATAATTGGAAAACATGTGCTGTTCCCACCACAAAAGGCTGTTTTTGGGTACGGAAACATCTCCACGGTACTCTGGAAGCCACACATACTTTAGCATCTGGTTGGCGATAGCCAAACTGATGGTTCGGTCATCGTGTGGGCTACCAGTCATACGCCCATTTTCCTTGCGCACAAAGGTGCGCAATTCAGCCAAAGTCTTTTCATCCAGAATGGTAATGCCACCATCACGAATATTAGCATTCAGTTCGTCAATCATCAACGGTTTGCTGGTACCCGTGGTTCTCCAACCCAGAACATCGGTAGCGTCTGCACGGACAGCATTGAGTCGGCGTTGTTTATACAGATTCTTATAGCCATGCTTCTGGGCAGCCTTCAGGGTGGTCAAACCGTGGTTATTGTTTTCCACACCCAACAGGGCTGTGTTGTACCACCAGCCCAGTTCAGCCAGAAGTTCGCCAAAAATATCTGGTTCAATATGTCCATGCCAGTGGGCAACGATTAAACCTGTGGCTGCATCAATTATGTGGGCAGAACTATAGTCGCCATGCGACAAGCCTTCAGCGACATCCGCTCCAATCACATAAACGCTGGCAGGGTCAGGGAATTCCCAAACCGATAGTTCGCCATCTTTCTCATATCGGAACTCACCGTTGCCGTCCGAAAACAAATGGTAATATCCAGTGCTAGGTTCAACCATTTCCATGCTATCCAGCAGGTCAATGTCAAATACGGGGTTACCTGACTTAATAAACGCTTCCTCTGGGAAGCGTGGATACTCTTGGTGCATCTGCCAGTCTTGCATGTTGCGTGACTTGGCTTCATACCAATCATCATTTCTTTCCCCATCCGCATTCCAAGGAAAGAAAATACCCTTGAACTTATTGTCACCTGTTTGTGACCCAACCCACAACTGGTGAAAAAAGTTTCCCGAACCGTTAGCCGTAGACAATCCAATAACCCGACCACCGACATCGGTAATAGGTTCAATAGAAGCCCACGCTTCCTCAGGGTTTGGCAAGAATGCCCATTCGTCCACAATCACCAAATATACCGACTCACCTCGGGCAGGGTCGCTGCCCGATGGCAGTGACTCAATAGCAGATTCGTTATCAAACACCATCTTCAACTGATGGTCAGTGGTTTGGCGTGGACCACGCTCCTTCATCCAATGCGGAAGAAACCTATAGCCATATTTGCTTTTTGCAAGCAACTTGACTGATTCACGCTCCGTACGGGACAACATGACAATGAATCTGTCTTGGGCAAAGAACACTAACCAGAAAGCATAAGCGGCAGCCAAAGTGCTGAAACCAATCTGGCGTGCCTTCAGAACAATACTGTAGCGTTCTGACATCCATGAGCGAATAGTGGACAACTGTGCTTCACGCAACTCAAACTTAATTCGTCCACGCTCAGGATGCTTAATGCACCAATAGTTTGAACAGAAATAAGCGAACGCTTCAATTTGTTCATCCAAACTGGCGTTTTCGGGACCACGACACTTACGCCATTCTTTCTCGTTCAGCAGTGGTGTCAGTTCCACGGTTTACCACCCCACGGAATCCAACCATCACCATAATGCCGCTCAGCATAATCAAAAATAGCCATAAAAGCCAAAGCATTAACCCTAGGATTAAACAAGTCATCACATGACTCCACAATCCCCCAATGCTGGAGAACACCCTTCTTAAAATACTTATTTGGTTTACACCAATAGGCATTGATTTGAAAAAGACCATAAGAACCACCCATCGGGTCTGTGGGGTTAAACGCTACTTGGCGGCAGCGTGACTCACGCCACATCACATAATCCACCTGATATCTGCCAGCGGAACGCTGGGCAGAAACCATACTAGAAATATTTTTACGATGTT